TAATCCTGTTCTCCGGGCGCATCTCCGACATCGATTGCAGCCGCACCGGCGTCGACATGAAATGTCGCTCGCACCTAGAACTGCTCAATATCCAGATGCCGCGGCGACTATGGCAATCGAGCTGCACCCATGTCTTCGGCGATGCGATGTGCCTATTCAACCGGTCGAGTCTCGCTGCAACATTCTCGGCCACCAGCGGATCGACGACGACCGTCATCCATGGGGCGCCAACGACGACGACACCCTACGCACAAGGGACGATCGTCGGCGTCACCGGGGGCAATGCCGGCTACAGTCGCACGATATCCACCTTTGTCAGCGGCGGCGCCGTAACGGTCAAGCTCGCCTTTCTGTCGCCGGTCGCCCTCGGCGATCAGTTCCAGCTGCTGCCCGGGTGTGACCGCACCCTTGCGACCTGTACCAATATCTTCAACAACGCCGTCCATTTTGGTGGAATGCCGTACGTTCCCACGCCGGAGACCGCGGTGTGATGACCGATCCCCGGCGCGCCGCCGTCATTGCTGAAGCCCGCGCATGGTGGCGCACGCCCTACCACCACATGGGAAGATCCAAAGGCGTCGGCGTCGATTGCCTCACGCTGCTCGCAGAGGTTTACGAGGCAGCTGGCGTCATCCCGCATATCGATATCCCCTTTTATCCTCCGGATTGGAACCTGCACCGCAGCGAAGAGCGGTACATGAGCGGACTTTTGGAATACGCGCGCGAGATCGCTGGCCCACCACAACCCGCCGATATTGCTCTGTGGAAGTTCGGCCGGTGTTTCGCCCACGGGGCCATCGTCATCGAATGGCCTCACATGATCCACGCCTGGCATAAGGCCGGCGTCATCTATTACGACGCGACACAGCCAAATTTGAGCGGACGCGAAGTTAAATTTTTCGATCCGTTTTAGGTGACGCATGGGCGGCATCCTCGGGTTCGGTGGCACAAACGCCAAACAATCGCGCGCCGCCGGATCGCTGAAATTCCAGAGCTCGCAAAAAGCGAGCGTAATTCCGCTCGTTTACGGAACGAATCGATTAACGCCGAATCTTCTCGATTATGACGACTTCATGGCTACCCCGACCAAGGGGGCCAGCGGCAAGGGCGGCAAGGGCGGGGTTCTGGGCGGAGGCAAAGGCGGGTCTCAGCAATACACGTATTCGGCTTCGTTTATCCTTGGGCTCTGCCAGGGACCGATCGCGAGTATTGGCTCAGCATGGTGGGATAAAAACGAAGGATCATTGGCTGGCCTCGAATCAGTAGGTGGCGGCTACGCGTACGTGCACCTCGGCGTTGACGGCGGCGATGGCAGCACAGACGGGAGTGGTAAAGACCAATTCTGGGAAGCAAATCATGGCTATAAAGCTCTCAGCTATTCCGGTACCGCCAATATCGTATTCGGCGATTTTACTCTCGGTAACACCGCGACGCTGCCGAATTTTTCCTTTGAAATCGTCTCTCTCTTCACCGATGGCAGTAATGGTTCGGATGCGAATCCGGCGACGATCATTGCGGATTTTTTGACGAATCCTCGCTATGGGGCCGGCTTTCCTGCGGTAAATCTCGACAGCCTGTCGTCACTGCAGAGCTATTGCGCGGCGCTCGGCATCCAGCTTTCACCAAAGATCGATGCAGCGCAGGAAGCGCAGCAGTATTTGGCCAATATCGTCCAGTTGACGAACAGCGCCATCGTATGGTCGGGCGGGCTGCTCAAAATCATCCCCTATGGGGACATGCCCGTCACCAATGCGTTTACGATCGCCAATTTCACCGGCGCGCCGACACCGACCGGCGGCGATACCATTAGCCTAACTTTCACAGACCCGAATTTCAACGACGGCGCGACGTTCACCGTCAGCTATACGACCGTCTCGAATCTTCAGCTCCCGGCGGCCATGGCGGGCCTCGCCGCTGCCGTCAACACTGCTGGTATCTCCGCAACATATCCGGGCGGCCTCGGCATTACGGCTGGGATCGCCGCTGGGGGTTTCGGCGTCATGATCGTCCAAGCCAATCCCCCAGGCAGCACGTCATTCGGCGCGATCGGGGGCGGCGGTATCGGTACGGCGCCGTTTGTCGGGCCGAACACCTTCAGCTTCACACCTCCCAACATGACGCCGATCTACAACCTTGGGGAGAACGATTACATCGTTCAGGAATCGAGCGTCGGCATCAGTCTGGGTGTCACACCTGGCGGTCCGGCGTTGCGCTCCGGCGCGACGCCGATCACCGGCGGTTTTGTCGACGACCCATTGCACATTACCAGGTCCACGCCGGCAGACGCGACAAATTATGTCCAAATCCAATGCGCGAATCGCGGTGATTCCTACAATAACGAGATTGCTGAAGCGTTCGATCAGGGATCAATTGATCTTTATGGCGTCAGGCGCAGTTCCTCGGTGCAAGGCGATGCCATTACGGACCCTTATTATGTCGGCGGCATCGTTGCTCAGCTGATCTTGCAGCGCTCAATTCTTTACCGCAATACTTACACGTTTCAACTCGGCTGGAAATACATCCTGCTCGAGCCGATGGATCTTGTGCAGATCAGCGACGCGCGGCTCGGCGCCAATGCCGTCACGGTCCGCATCACCTCGGTCGAGGAAGACGACGAAGGCATGCTGACCATCACGGCCGAGGACTTCTTCGGGGCTTACAGCCCGGTCGTGCTTTACCCATCTCCGAACTTTGTGCCGCAGCCGACGCCGACCATCCTGGGATTAGGCGGCGGCACCGCGGCGGCGACGAACAAACAAACGGGGGGCCCCGCAGTCGGTGGCTCACCGTCGTCTGGTACGTCGCCGCCAGGTAGCGTCAACACGCCGATTATTTTTGAGCCGACGGCGGCGCTCCTCTCTGGCGACCTTGAGCTTTGGATCGCGACGAGCGGCGGCCCCAGTTACGGCGGTTGCGACGTCTACATGTCGATGGCGAATTTATTGCGTATCAAAACGCAAATTTGGCCAGCGCGTACCACTATAATTTAACGACGAGTCTTTACCGCAGCCTCTATGGATCGACGGGAGCGGCACACAATTCTGGGACGAATTTCGCATATTTGCTCGGTGTCATTGGGCGTTTTCCATATCCGATCACGATGATAGGGGAAACCATTTATCTCAAATTCCTCGCCTTCAATCAGCTCGGCACTTTGCGACAAACATTGGCAGATGTGTCCCCCTACACCTATACGATCACGGGGGCCGGCCAGGCCGCGCTGACCCTCCAGATCACAGGCTCTGTCTCAGGTAAACCCGGTGCCGGCGACGTTCTGCAGACCTACGTGTTCTCCGCGCCATACACGATTCCGGTCGGCATGGAGGGCGCTTTCGCGAGCGCCGGCACATCAGCGACCGCAACAGCAACATTCAAGATCGAAAAGAATGGCGTCCAGGTCGGATCAATGATTTTCCCCGCATCGCCGGCCACGACGGCGACGTTCACAATGTCAACCGCAACGTCCTTCTCGGCGGGGGATGCGCTGACCGTCATAGCCCCGGGTTCACAAGACAGCACGCTGGCCAATATCGGATGGACCTTTATTGCGACAAATTGAGGTATTGGGATTTTGAGTAGAAATCGTGACGAAGAATTGCCGTCATTGCCGGTGATCATTATGCGGTTCGAGCGCCGACTCGATGCCATGGCGGCAAATCTTACATTGGTGCCGTTCTTCTGGAAGTCGTAGATCGTCGAGGTCGTCGCGACCCCGGCAGTACCTTGCGAGCCTGCTACCGCTCCGCTGACTAACCTCTCCCGCTCGTCTGGATAGACGAATCAGATGTTAGCCTGGAATCGCGGAAACTATCCGTGACAGGGCTGATTTAATCTGCGGGCGCACGGCCGGCCCGCAGATTGTCCGACGCAACGCAGTGGCCGCCAAACCGGAGATCGCCTGCAGATGAAACTCGAATCGTGGCACAGCAGCGAAGACAAGCGCCGGTGGAAGATCGTGCGCACCGACAACTACACCGATGTCCCGGGCGAGATCGTCACCGCGGACGAGACCACTGGTGAGTGCAGCTTGCAGGTCGGCGGTGAGACCAAGACGCTGAGCTTCGGCCCCGGCGGAATCAGGATCGTCGGGCGGAGACGATGACCGACGACAAGCGCCTTTGGCCAAGGTTCAGCCCGGAAATCAACTTCGGCCACCTGCTTCAGGCCACTGTCCTCCTGGTGACGATGGGAGGAGGGGCGATCACCAGCTATCTGAGCCTTCGCTCGGACATTCAACAGGTGCGTGCCGATCTGACCGTAAAAGTCAGCGAGCATGAATTGCGAATCGCCACAATCGAGCACGCCATCGATGACCAGC